ATTACCAATAACGGAGCGGTAACAGAAGCAACCTCATAATTTTTATAAGGGGAGGGATATGGGATTAGCAAAAGAGTTACGAAGTAGGCGCACAGTAGACCGCCGCAAGATAAGCGTAGCGGCATGGGGCGTGTCAGCAGATGAGCCGTTTGAGATGTATTGCAGGCCAATAACGTGTTACGACTTAAACGAGTTGCAGAAGCGGCACCCCAAGGTGCTAGAAGCGCCAACTGTAGCGTCAATGGTTGATCTCATTGTAATGAAGGCTGAGGACGAAGGTGGCGATAAGCTATTTAGTGCGGCAGATGATCGCATTGATTTGATGGGCGAAGAAACAACCGTCATTTCAGGCATAGCCGAGGAAATGTTTGCTCAGATTCAGTCTACAGAGGTTGCGGAAAAAAACTTCTAGCCGATCCGCTTAGGCTTAATCTTATAGCCTTGGCAGATCGGTTACACAAAACGATTGAGGAAGTCGAGCAGATTTCGGTAACGGAATTCAACGAATGGCTCGCCTACTTTAAGATTATGAGCGAGAAAGATGGCGGCACAGACTCTCCCAATTAGAATCACCATCGAGGCTTTTAACAAAGCCTTACCTGCCTTACGCGCAACCTCTTCGGGGTTAGGAGCGGTAGCCGCCGCCGCTGTTAGCATGAGGACAGCCCTTGTTGCCGCTGGCGGTGTTGCGGGCTTTGCTTACCTTACCAAGCAATCGCTAAACGCTACTGACTCATTAGCGAAAACAGCAACGCGCATCGGCACCACAACCGAAGCCCTTTCCAAACTACAGTATGCCGCAAGCATTTCTGGCGTTAATACAGAAACGCTGAATATGGCTATGCAGAGGTTTATCCGTAGAACTGCGGAGGCCGCACAAGGCACTGGCGAAGCTGTGGGCGCTTTGCGTGAATTAGGCATTGACGCTAGGGCAATACAACAACTGCCGTTAGATCAGCGTATGTTGGCTCTGGCAGATGCATTTGAGCAAGTTACTGATAGCAATGATGAGCTTCGGCTTGGCTTTAAGCTATTTGACTCTGAAGGTACAGCCGTTCTCAATATGTTGCGTGAGAATCGCGATGGCTTAAAAGCCATGTACGACGAAGCGCAGACTCTTGGCTTGGTTATGTCTGGCACTGCGGCGGCTGGCGTAGAACGCGCCAATGACGCATTCACAAAGCTAGGCGGCTTATTCAAGGGCTTGACCAGCCAAATGGTCGCGGCGATGGCTCCTGCCATTGAAGCTATGACCGATGCCTTCACTGAATCATTATTATCCATATCAGAAACAAAAGGCGGTGTAGAAGCGCTGGGCAAATTCTTGGCTCAAGAGTTTTTGCAGATGCTATCGGCAAGCGTTAAGGGTTTCGAGGATTTCATTAATTTCTTTATTGATGGAATTAACGACATAATCAAAGCCATAAACGTAGTGCGTGATGCGAGCAACGAGTGGCTTGGCACTACGTTTGAACAATTTAAAGAGTTAGACAGCATAAAGCTAGGCAACATCATTTCAGAAATAGATGCCGTAGCGGACGCGATACAAGAGTCTGCCGCCGCTACTAATCAAGCTATGGAAGAAATGACGGTCACGGCGCAAATGCCGTGGTATGCACCGCTTCTGCGCGGCCTAGATGCTTTCGGCGATTCCATCAAAACTGTTATCGACGGAATGAACAGCGTTGTAGATTTACAGCGATTTACGCAATCAACAATGGACTCGTTTACTGACGGATTTGCAGAGGCTATAGCAGGCGCGAAAAGTTTTAAAGATGCCTTTAAAGATATGGCTCGTAGCATCATTAATGACCTTATCCGTATGGCTGTGCAGTATTACATTACACAGCAGTTATTTGGTGCACTTACAGGATTTATTAGCGGTCTTGGCGCAGGGCCAGCCGCATCAACGGGTAGCACAGGCAGTAGCTCTGTAGGCTTAAGAGCTGTAGGTGGCCCTGTATCGACTGGCAGACCATACATAGTAGGAGAGCGCGGGCCAGAGCTTTTTGTGCCGTCAGCAGGCGGTCAGGTGGTTCCTAACGGCAGAATAGGCGGTGGCGCTACCGTTAATCAAACGATTAACATTTCTACAGGTGTAGCGCAGACGGTACGCGCTGAAGTCCTTAATCTAATGCCGCAAATTGCAGAGAGTGCAAAAGCGGCGGTAGCTGATTCGCGCATGAGAGGCGGCGGCTACAGCAAAGCATTGACAGGTATGTAATGGCGGCATTTCCTACTACAGTCGGAATACAAAACATGACCATGCGCTTGCGGTCAGCCACAGCTATGACTGAATCGGTATTTAGTTACGATCAGCAAGTGTTTTCTCACCCCGGCGTTAGGTGGGAGGCAGAAGTAACACTGCCGCCAATGACCCGCGCACAAGCTAAAGAATATGAAGGCTTTTTTGCTGGGCTAAGAGGAATGAAAGAAACTTTCACTATGGGCAACCCTTTGCACAATGTGTCTGTCACTGGCACCGTAACTGGCTCTGCTAATGCAACGCAGATTACAGAAGCATTTTCTGGCACTTTTGCGGTAGGCGACTACTTTAGTGTTAGCAACAAACTGCACATAATTACAGAAATTGTTAATAGCACTACAATTAAAATAATGCCGCCTCTCAGGGCAACAGCTTCTAGTGCCACAGTAGACTTTACCTTACCGTCTGGTACATGGCGGCTTGCGTCTAACGAAATAGGCTGGTCAATTAACGAAGCGAGCATTTACGGCTTTAGCTTTGCTTGTATCGAGGCTATCTAATGTCTACATCTAGAGGGCTGTCAATTAACATGGCGGCGATGGCAGTTGCCGCAGAGGTACGCCCTTTAATATTGGTAGAGGCAGAGTTTGATACTAACCCGCTTTATCTTTGGAATGGCATTGGCACATTTACCTACAGCTCCACAGATTATATTGGCGCTGGCAACTTGCTCTCTATTTCAGCGATATCTGAAAACGTAGAATTGCGTGCATCTGGAATAACTGTTCAATTAAGCGGCATTAGCGATCCTTTATTGGCAAAAGCAAAAACAGAAGATTACCAAGGCAGGGAATTGGTAGTAAAGCTAGGCGGGTTTGATAGTAGCGATAACGTAATAGCTGACCCAATTATTATGTTTTCTGGCTTTATGGATACCATGACGATTACAGAGGGCGGTGAAACAGCGACGATTGCGGTTACCGTTGAGAACCGATTAATTGAATTTGAAAAAACAAGAGTGCGAAGGTATACGGACAACGACCAGCGCATAGAGCATCCAAATGATGATGGCTTGGAATATGTATCGCAGATACAAGAAAAGGCTATCGTATGGGGAGATAAGGACGCTAACCCGATTTCGTACAGCGGCGGATCACGAAGCATTCCAACTTCATTGCCCGGCTTTCATCCATAAGGAACTAACATGGACTTCGCACACGAATCGTATGCAAATGTAAAAAGCGAAATAAAGCCATTGCTGGAACAGCACTGGAAAGAAATTGCTTTGCACAAAGATGACATACACCTAGAGCCAAACTGGAACTCATACAGCAGGATGGCGCAAGATGGCGCTTTACGCGTTTATACGGCAAGGAAAAGCGGCGAGCTTGTTGGTTACTTCGTAGTGTTCGTGCTTCCTAGTATGCATTATATGCGGCACTTGTTTGCCAATAACGATATTTTGTTTTTGAAAAAGTCAGAGCGCAAAGGCACTGCTGGTATTCGTCTTATTAAGTTTGCTGTTGAAGAATTAAAAAAAGAAGGCGTTACGCTAATTAACGTCAATGTAAAAAAGAAACAGGACTTCGGCCCCGTAATGGAGCATCTAGAGTTTCAGCACATCGAAGACGTTTGGCAGTTAAAGGTTAAGTAGATGGCAATTTCCGCTATCGCAGGATTGGCGGCGGCAGGCGGTGCGTTTGCGGCATCCGTCATAGCTGGCACCGCATTTGGCTTAGCGGCATTTGCAACCACGTTTGCTATCGGCGCAGGGCTGTCTGTTATCTCTAGGGCACTAATGCCTAAGCCGGATTTTGGCGCAATGATGCAGGGCGTCACTGGCACAGTTAGAGAGGCAACCGCTTCACGCAAAGTTATTTACGGCAAAGTGCGCGTTGGCGGCGCAGTCGTATTTATTGCTAATTCCAACCAAAACAAAGATCTTTATCTAGTCATCTGTTTTGCGTGTCACGAAATACAAAGCTACGAAGCAATATATTTTAATGATGAAAAAGTATGGGAAAACGGTAGCTTTGTAAGCGACTGGGGAAGCTATGCCAATTTTGGGTTTCACAAAGGCGCGCAAACAACTTCTGATAATGTATTAACTGCCGCGTCAATATTTTGGACCACTGACCATGTGCTGAACGACATTGCATATCTGCGCGTTAAGTTAACATGGGATGAAAATCGTAAAAAGTTTCCGCAGGGCGTGCCAAATGTATCTGCCGTAATTAAAGGCAAAAAGCTATATGACCCGCGTACAGGCACTACCGCGTGGTCACAAAATCCCGCGCTAGCGGTCTATGACTATTTGACTAACGACTATTATGGCCTTGGCGTAGATGCGTCAAATATAGACACTACGTCTTTTAATGCGGCGGCAAATGTCTGTGATGAAGCTGTAACGCTAGATGCGGGCGGCACGCATGACCGCTATCACTGTGATGGTGTAATAGACACAGCAAATAACATTAAAAGCAATATAGAAGCGTTAACCGCGTGCATGGGCGGGCGGCTAGGATATGTTGACGGTAAGTACTTTATACAGCCAGCAAAGTATTACACGCCATCAATTACCATAGATGAGTCTATGATGGTCGGTCCAATGACGGTTCAGACCAAGCAAAGCCGTCGATCTATGTTTAACGGCGTCAAAGGCGTATTTCTTTCAGAGGAAGAAAACTACACGCTTTGCGACTATCCCGCCAAAATATCTAGCACATATTCAACACAAGATGGCGATCCAATTTATTTAGATATGCCACTGCCGTTTGTAACAAACAATATACGGGCGCAACGGCTAGCGAAAATCGCGTTATTGAAATCGAGACAGCAAGTTGTTCTAACAGTGCCGTTAAATCTAGCGGCGTTAAAGTTTAAGGCTGGTGATTTTATTGCGGTAGAAAGTGACCGCATGGATTGGGAAGGAAAACCGTTTGAGGTTTTAGGATATGACTTACAGATAGGGTCAGATGGCGCAATTATTGTAAACGTACAGGCAATTGAAACGGCTTCTAGTGTTTATGATTGGACAGCAAGCTCAGACGAAGATCCTTTTAACCTGCCCAGCGACCCTAGCACTAACGACGGTACTACCGTAGGCGCTCCGCAAGCCCCGCTTAATCTCACCGAATATACGCTAGCCACTTCTGACGGTAGCACTATTACGGGGCTAAAAATATCATGGACTGCTTCTGATGATGGCTTTATAGAATATTACGAAGTCGAAGTAACAGATAGCGCAGACACGCTTTCTACGTTTTTTAATACAACCACAGAAACAGAAATACAGATAGCTGGCTTGCGCTCGTTTTCGACTTCGGGAGTAACCTATAACGTAAAAGTCAGGGCGGTAAATACTATTGGCGTTAGGTCTGAAGATTTAACGGGTAGCATTGCAATGACGGGCGATACTACAGCGCCAGCATTGCCTACGGGATTGGCGGTTGCGTCAGGCGCTAAAAGCATAACGCTAACGTGGACTAACCCAACAGACATAGACTTTAAGCACTGCCAAGTGTTTGTAAGCACCACAGACTCTATACCTGCGAATCCTACCGCGCTCGTTGATGCAGAGACATTTACCATCGACGGGTTGACTAATGGCGACACTCGTTATTTTTGGCTTAAATCAGTAGATTTTAGTGACAATGTTTCTAGCGAGACGCCTTCAATATCAGGGACGGTTGGAGGTATTAGTAACGCAGATATTGATGTTGCGACCATATTAACTGACAGATTTAACGATGCGATTATTACATCGCAGTTTTACAACATTAAGACGTTTCAAAGTTCTGACGCAAGCAGAACGTATCCTTTGGGAACCGACACAATTAATGGAACGGATTTGATGTTTAAGCCGGGCTCGACGCTTAGGTTGCCGGGTCCAGCGGATACGTCTAGGGGCGTGAAAGCGCATTATATGCTGTATACAGAATGGCAAATTATAGATGGTTCAGATTGGACAGAAAGTGACTTAACAGATCCTATTGAAATAAAAATTATCATTAAAACTGGATCAACGTATTCTACAGCTACCATCATTAATGAAAGTCTATATGTACACTTTCCGCTTCAAGATGACTCTGCATTGCCAACCACTCACGCGGCAACGCTATCAGGGCAACTCACAACAGCGTCTACTGAAAATCAATATTTTTATGCAGAGATTTACAGGGCAGGGTTTGAAAACGATTTAACAGAGGACAAGCTAATCATTCTAGAAGCGCAGTGGGGCTTAGTAGGGATAAGATGATTGCATGGTTTAAAGTAAGACGGAGGCGTGATGTTATGCTTTCTAAGTGTGATTGGACGCAGGCATCAGATAGCCCATTGTCAGACGAAAAAAAGGCAGAGTGGCGGGCGTATCGACAAGCCCTTAGAGATTTGCCTAGTGATTATAGCGATGTATCAGATATTTTAGACATTGTATGGCCGACAAAGCCGGTATGATAAAATGAGCAAACTTCCATTTTCTAAAAGGTTCTACCAGTGACTACAATCTATCTGGTACAGGGCGATACAGGGCCGCAGATTAAGATAACACTTACCCGCGAAGATACGGGTTATCCAGTGGATGTTAGCGGTGGCTCTGCGTTGTTAAAAGTTAGAAAACGCGGCGAGTCTACGTTAGATTTTACGCTTACTGCACTAGATATTGGTGATGATTTAGAAAACGGCGTTTTAGTCTTTTCGTTAAGTGGAGGTCAGTTAGCGACTATTGCCGCCGGTAATTATGATGGTGAAGTAGAAATAACACTAAGCGATTCAACTGTAGAAACGGTATACGAAAAACTGGACATAGTTATCCGTGAGGATTTCTAGTGCCGCAAATAAAGGCAACAGTTTCCAGCCTTAGAGCGAAGTTAAAGCGCGGCAATCCTCACGAATACTGCGATCCTACTTACTTTGCCGCAGATTATATTCAAGGCGCTAGGAGCTTCCGGCCTGTAGCGGTTGTTGAGTCGTTACGCGCAATCATAGACACGATACAGATAGGCTATTTTTTCATTGCGCGACAGTTTGATGATGCCGTTGGGCTCACTGATTCAGATAGCAAAGCTGTGGGCAAGGCGCTTACAGATTCGCTATCTGTTACTGACAGTCCCGCGAAGTCAGTAGGCAAGCCAGCATCAGATAGCACGGCAATTACAGACGATCAAACCACGC